ATGCGGTTCCTAGCGCCTATTCGGATTTGCGCAACGCAGGGACACCAATTGTCTACCGCGTCTCAGTGCCGGAAGGCCTGACTTCTTGGCAGATCATCGAAGGTCTGCGCGAGGCGGAATTCTTAAGCGGTGATGTTGAGGCATTGCCTTTGGAAGGTACTTTGGCGCCCGACACCTATGAAGTGGCGCGCGGCACGGCAATTCCAGAGTTGTTGGCCCGGATGGAAGCGGCACAGCTTGCCAATTTGACGGCGGCTTGGGCTGGGCGGGCTGATGGCCTGCCGTTGGAGAATGCGCAAGAAGCGTTAATCTTGGCGTCTATTATTGAGAAAGAGACCAGCGTGCCCGATGAGCGTCGGCAAGTAGCCTCGGTCTTTGTGAACCGGTTGAACCGTGGGATGCGCCTGCAAACTGACCCGACCGTAATCTACGGTGTGACGGACGGGCGCGGTGTGTTGGGGCGGGGTCTGCGTCAAAGTGAACTGAGAGGCGAGACACCGTGGAATACCTATGTGATCGATGGTTTGCCGCCGACCCCAATTGCCAATCCGGGACGGGCAGCGATCGAGGCTGCGGTCAATCCAGACGACACCGACTATGTGTTCTTTGTTGCTGACGGCACTGGTGGTCATGCGTTTGCACAGACGCTAGACGAGCATAACAGTAACGTCTCGCGGTGGCGCCAGATTGAGGCAGAGCGCGAAGCGGTGTCAGAGTAATAATCTGAACTACGCTTGGGCTGTGAATTAGGTTCTGTGAGTGTTTTGACTAACAAAAAGCTCAGGGTTAACGGTTGATGAACGGTTTAAGTTAGCGTTAACCCATTGTAAATAATAAACTTATTGACAGTGCGAGCGGTCCATGGCATAACTTGTGACATGCTGGAAGAAGTGGCAAGGCGACCCGGATGAAAGTCCGCGGTCGTTTTTTCGTTTCCGTTCGTGCGGCAGTGTTCGCTTATTAATGCGAAATCGCATGAGGAAATTTTAATGACATATTTGGTGGAAAATGAGTTGGAGCGGGCTGAGCGTATGCTGGCACGGGCCATGCAGGTTGTCGACGTCGCCCAGACGGTTCTGAGCGAGGCCGTTGGCCGGTTAAAGAATGAACAGGTCGTAAAGGGATCCGAGCTTATTGCGGATCTGAAAGCCATGAGCGGCGCATTACATTTTGCGTTGTCGATGGAGGAGAAAACCCGTGATGCAACTCGACAAAAAGACGGACGACGGGATGTCGGAGAACTTGACCTTGAGGCCGCGCGGACTGAGATCAGCCTCCGCCTGGCTTGCCTCAGAGACGCCGGATGTGATCGAAGCGTTTCTGGAGGGGTTGAGTGATCAGGCGTTGGCAGCCTTGCCCTATCTATTTGAGTTCTGGGCATTGGGGCACCAATTGGCGCCAGAGGAAGACTGGCGAACTTGGGTAATTCTGGGCGGGCGCGGTGCAGGCAAGACCCGTGCCGGTGCCGAATGGGTCCGCAGTATGGTCGAAGGCCCGACACCAGACGCACCGGGGCGGGCGAGGCGCATCGCCTTGGTCGGTGAGACATATGATCAAGCGTTGGCGGTTATGGTGAAAGGGGAGAGTGGGATATTGGCCTGCTCTCCGCCGGACCGGATGCCACGATGGGTCGCTGGTGAGAGGCGGTTGGAGTGGCCCAACGGGGCAGAGGCGCGACTTTATTCTGCACATGATCCAGAAGCGCTGCGCGGGCCGCAATTTGATGCAGCTTGGGTGGACGAGCTGGCGAAATGGAAGCGCGCTGAGCAAACTTGGGATATGCTGCAATTTGCCCTGCGATTGGGGCAACATCCCCAGCAAGTGGTTACTACAACGCCGCGCAACGTTGGGGTCCTGAAGGATTTAATTGGGCGCAAAAGCACTGTCATGACGAGTGCGCCCACCGAGGCAAACCGTGCATTTCTGGCACCGTCTTTCTTGCAAGAAGTACGAGAGCGCTATGGTGGCACAAGATTGGGTCGCCAAGAGTTGGACGGCGAATTGCTGGAAGATGTTGAGGCGGCACTTTGGCGGCGATCTGATTTGGATGCAGGCCGAGTGACAGAAGTGCCCAAAGGGGCCCGTGTGGTGGTGGCGGTAGATCCACCGGTTACGGGGCATGCTGGATCTGATGCCTGCGGAATTGTGGCGGTGGCGGTAAGCCAGCAAGGCGCACCAGACGCATGGCGGGCGGTTGTGATCGAAGATTGTTCAGTCCAAGGCGTCAGCCCGCAACAATGGGCTGAGGTGGCGATTGCTGCCTATTCGCGCCATGGGGCTGATTGCATGGTGGCGGAGGTCAATCAGGGTGGTGATCTGGTCGAAGAGATCGTCCGCTCGATCGATCCGCTGATCAACTACAAGGCGGTTCGGGCATCGCGTGGAAAAGTAGCGCGCGCTGAGCCTGTGGCGGCCCTCTATGAGCAAGGACGTGTTGCGCATTGTGGGACGTTTTCTGCACTCGAAGACGAGATGTGCCGGATGACCCAACTGGGTTATGAAGGCCGGGGTAGCCCGGATCGCGTGGATGCGTTGGTTTGGGCGTTGACGGAGGCCATGTTGGTTCCGGCGCGCGTGTATCGAAATCCGCGTGTGAGACAAATTTAGATTTACTGATCATAAGGGGCGCTCATCCGCCCTGAACGGGCGTCAACGCATTAGCGGGGCGCCCTTTTTCATGGACCGAGGAGAAATGCGGATGGTGTTTGAGTTGTTTCGCAAGGAGGTTCCTGTGGCAGAGGTCAAAGCCTCGGCCACAGGGCCGGTAATTGCCTATCAAAGCTCTGGAAGAGTGGCGTGGAGCCCCAGAGATACGGTTTCATTAATAAAGGTCGGGTTTAGCGGTAATCCCGTTGGGTTCCGATCGGTCAAAATGATTGCTGAGGCGGCGGCGGCGTTGCCGATCGTGTTGCAAGACACCGACCGGCGCTACGAAGTGCACCCAGTGATCAGCCTGATGTCACGGCCCAATGCGGGTCAGGCGCGTGCAGAGTTGCTGGAGGCGTTGTATGCGCAGTTGCTGCTGAGTGGTAACGCGTATCTGGAGGCTGTCAGCCATGAAGAGGGTGCGCCGCAAGAGCTGCATGTTCTACGGTCTGACCGGATGAGCCTGGTGCCGGGGGCTGACGGTTGGCCGGCCGCTTATGATTATACGGTTGGCTCAAAAAAGCACCGGTTCAATGCGCAAGGCATCAGCCCAATTTGCCATATCCGCAGTTTTCATCCGCAAGATGACCATTACGGATTGTCGCCAATGCAGGCTGCAGCCACAGCAATCGACGTGCACAACGCAGCGTCGCGTTGGTCAAAGGGTCTGCTGGATAATGCCGCACGCCCGTCTGGTGCGATTGTGTACCGGGGGGCGGACGGATCCGGCTCTATGACGCAAGATCAGTTCGACCGGCTGCAATCTGAGATGGAAAGCCATCATCAGGGCGCGCGCAATGCTGGTCGCCCGATGCTGCTGGAGGGGGGGCTGGATTGGAAGCCGATGGGCTTTAGCCCATCAGATATGGAGTTCCAGAAAACCAAGGAGGCTGCTGCGCGTGAGATTGCGCTGGCATTTGGAGTGCCGCCGATGCTGCTGGGGATCCCGGGCGACGCGACCTACTCCAATTATGCTGAGGCCAACCGCGCGTTCTACAGGCTGACTGTACTGCCGATGGCCAGCAAAGTGTTGTCCTCGATATCACACTGGTTGTCAGGGTTTAGCGGTGAGGTAGTCGAGCTACGCCCCGATATGGACCAGGTTTCGGCACTGTCAGTTGAGCGGGATGCACAATGGCGCCGAGTGGCTGAGGCGGATTTCCTGACGCCAGAGGAAAAGCGTTCGATGCTGGGTCTGCCGAAACTGGCAGAGGATGCATGAGCGCGCGCGAGGTCGGCGGCTCGCGGTTTTTATACGACCCGTTCAACGCAGCTTCTGCCCGGATTGAGGCTAATGAACGGGTCGCTGAGGAACGCTGGCATGCGCTGGCCTTTCGGCTGCAAGGGATAGAGACCGCATTAGAGCGTCTAGAGCGGCGGCTGTGGCTGGCGGTTTTTGGCGTGGTCAGCGTGGTGTTGGCCCAAGGTATCAAAGAGCTGATCCAGATCAGCGGCATGTAATAGGAGAGACCTATGACGGTAAGAACAGATGCAGGGCTTGAGACCAAGTTTTGCCAGTTTGATGAGGCGCTTACGGTCAGCGATGGCCACGTGATCGAAGGTTATGCAAGCCTGTTTGGGGCCTGTGACCAAAGTGGTGATGTGGTGCAGCAGGGTGCCTACCAGCGCAGCCTGAAAGGGCTTTCGCAGGCCAAGCGCAACGTCAAGATGCTGTGGCAGCACGACCCGGCCCATCCGATCGGGATCTGGGATGAAGTGCGCGAGGATGCCCGCGGCCTTTGGGTCAAGGGTCGCCTGCTGGACACCGTGGCTAAAGGCCGAGAGGCCGCAGCCCTGATTGAGGCGGGTGCCATCGATGGATTGTCGATCGGTTACCGCACGCTGCGGGCCACGAAAGATGATCAGGGGCGCAGGCTCCTGACAGAGGTGGAGCTTTGGGAAGTGTCCTTGGTGACGTTTCCAATGTTGCCGCAAGCAAGAGTGGACGCCGGCGGCCGAGAGGCCAAAAGCGGCGATATCTTGCAAGAGATGGCGCGTGCCTTCGATACCGCGCGCCAAAAACTGGCGGCTCGTTAACCCGCCCAAACCCTCAATAGTCAGGACCAAATGATGACCGAGACTAAGACAAAGTCTGGGGCCGGGGGCGGTGTGCCCGAAGGCCAAGATCTGGCGTTAGATGTGAAATCCTCACTGGCTGGATTTTTCAATGAATTCAGCGAATTCCAAAGCGAAATGCAAGTGAAGCTTCAAAAACAGGACGAGCGTATTACCATGTTGAAAACCAAAACAATGACTGCTTACCGTCCCGCATTGTCTGCGGTGACTGATGAAGGCGCGCCTCACAAGAAAGCGCTTTCGATCTATCTGC